CGGGAATCTTGTTCCATATCGCGTGATGCTCATCGAACGCATCGGGCATGCAGCTGTAGACGAAATCGAATCTGACCATAAGCGCCATCGCTGGACTACAGAAGAGTGCAAAGCGATTAAGGCGGAGTATCAGCAGAAGCTTAAAAACCTGCGTGACAGCAGAAGTGAGGCAGCATGACGGATAAATCAAACACCCCGGCAGAAATCAAAGACCTGTGGCGAACGCCGCCAGAGATATTTCATGCACTAAATGCTGAGTTCAATTTCGTGATGGATGCAGCTGCAAGCATTGATAACAGACTATGCAGACATTTCATCACTGAGCAACAGGACACACTCAAAACACCATGGAATGAAGTAATGCAAAATATTCCTGGCTATGTGTGGCTCAACCCTCCCTACAGTAAGCCAATGCCATTTGTGCAGAAAGCGGCGCAAGAAAATGCAGATCATTGGACTGGCTGCGTAATGTTGCTCAATGCAGATTGCTCAGTTGGCTGGTTTCTAGAGGCGATAAAGACGGCGCATGAGGTCAGGTTTATCACAGGAGGCCGCCTGGCGTTCTTGAGTGCGTCAACTGGAAAACCCGTATCTGGCAATAACAAAGGTCAAATGTTTGTTATCTGGAACCCATACCCAAGAGCTGGAGAGTGCCGAATGACTACGGTCGACCGTGATGTGCTGATGGAGTATGGGCGCAGATTCATGAGGAAAGCAGCATGACAGACATAAGCAGAGAGGTCTGTGAAGAATATCTGGATGCTCTGGTCACGGTGGAGCTATCCGTTAGATTCGCCCAGCTGGAAGACCGAAAGATTAACGCCACCATCCGCGCAACAGTAACCGAGTTACTCAAGCGCATCCGCGACAAGAAAATACGCGCCATCTTTGCTGGATTAGCCCGTCAGCCTTTCCCTGATGGAGCCCTGAAAATGATGCGTCGCCAGTTAGACAGCTTAGTAGGAGAACCCGTATGTGCAGCGTAACTAACATCCAGCAAGCCAAATGGCAGCGTCAGCGCGATATGCATACTGAGCAGGCGCTGATTGGCAAAGAGCATGAGCTTGAGCGCAGTCTTGAGCATGTTCGCGAGCAACTGAGGGAAGTTCGTAATCGGCTCGGAACGAATAAGCCTGACCATGACCCGGAGGCTGCGTAGATGAATATTAAAATGCGAATCATCAAGACGATTGGCCTAAGTAAATTATCCCCTCGGTGGCTAAAGGTGCTGTGCCTACAGGCCACAATGAATGAAATCCAGGCTCATGTGACAAAAATATTTGATGGCGTCGACCTATCAAAGCTGACTCCTGAGCAAAGGATGTCTATTCAGGCGTGTGTAGACAAGATGAATGTCGCCAGAGGTAAGGGGATGCAGGCATGAAACACACACCGATATTCGGCATGGTCAACTTCATCGACGATGCTCATTTCCGCCGCGTATGGAAACACCCAAAGAAAACCATCAACTCTCGCCAAAAAGCATGGGTTCACTACATGCTGCAGGTATGGGGGAAGGTTAACGCCGGAGATGACTCCCCGGGGGGTGCAATCAACGTTATCGGTCGCCTGATGATTCGTAGCCAGTGGAGTGATGACAAGGCTAAGCAGATTGAGTCTGTCGTCATGCGTCTGTACGAAGAAGATGGACTGCGTGGGGATGCGCTATACAAGAAAGCTCGCGAACTGGTAATCCCTCAATCATCGTTCAGCAACATCATCGCTCTCGCCAAAGAATCCGATGATGCTGCTTTCGTTGAACGTGTGATGGTCAAGACGTTTCACCGTGAAAGCCCCGTACGCGATGTAGCTATTAAGCGATATTGCAATCGCAATTGCACGCAAGATATCGCCAGACTGATGAATGCAGTTACCGGAATGGATATCCAGTCGTGCAGGCGAAGGGTTGTCTGGTGCGAGAACGTGCTAGATTCAGAAATCTTTTATGCGATGAGGCGAGAAATTGAGAAAGAATTTCCACAGGCTGCATAATATTTAGGTAAATTGTCCTAAATAACTTGCCATCGCGAAATTGAAGTAGTACATTTTGTGTATGCTCGGAGCAAAAGCGAACAGAGCAGCCAAACAAACAAGCCCTGAGTTAATAGCTCGGGGCTTTTTGCATTCATACCGATAGCAAAACACATCGTCATCGTGGCGGTGTTATCTTGCATTAGGCGGAAGAGTAGCGCTCCTTCCCGTAAGCTCCACGAAACGGAGCCCACTTCAGCTATGGCTAGACCGGCCAGTCGAAAAGCAGTATCGTCACTGCCTGCCATAGCGAAAATTGACGAGCAACTAGACGAGGTTGTTATGTGGGTGGTTCAGCAGAAGGTAAGTGATGACGGGCGCAGCGTAGAAATTAGCGCCATTTCCACTGCGAATGATCACGGAAGGAGCAGTTGGGGCTGGCACAATCCTGATGATAAATTCATAGTGCTTTCGGTGAAAAGTCTTTATCAGGCATCCCCAATAGCTGATGTCATTCTTGATGCAGCAAAAAAAGAAGCTCAAAGGATTTGCGATGAAAATAATTCGCAACCATAGCTTTTAATGAATACAAATAGGTCGCTTGGGCGGCCTTTTTTATTGCACGACCTTTCTGAAAGCGCATCCCACCAAATACCAGACAGACAATACCCTCACCTTATCCGCTGTGGCTACGGTGCTATGCGCTTTGCAAAAATGAAAAACCCAGCATTGAGCTGGGCTTCGTGAAAATGGGTGGCAAGAGACTGCGTCAACAGCCTCTTGCCTGATTTGCTCATGCCTTTAGTCACGAACAAACCACGTTACCGCAAAATGTATCCTGGATTTGTTCTGATCACCATCATCCCTAATCCTAATTTGAACAAATCCTCCTGATGTTCTGGAGGTTGGAATGAAAAATATGGCAGACAAAGTAACCACTGCCGCTGCTTACACCACATCTGGGGCAACCTTTCTGGCGGGGAGTATGTCATTAAATGAATGGCTGGCTCTCGGCGGTTTCGTTCTGGCAGTCTTTACGTTCGCCATTAATCTCCATTACCAACGAAAACGAGATCGCCGAGAAGAAAACGCTCTACGGATGCAGTACGGAGACCGGCGCAATGAGTCAAATAATCCCCCTGCTTAATTACGAAGAGGGTTATCGTGAGAAACCTTACATTGATACCGAAGGCTATCCGACAGTGGCTTGCGGTATCAAGATTGGCCCTAAGGGCGCTTCGTTAAGTAATTACACTTTCATCGTTCCGCAAGATGTTGGTGACGTATGGCTTGAGTCATTCGTCAAAACCACTATCAGCAAGATGAACGCCAATCCTTCCATTGTTGCAGCTATGAAATCCTGTAACCCGGCACGTCGAGACATCCTGATAAGCATGGCTTACCAGATGGGTGTTAACGGCCTGGCAGGATTCAAGAACACGCTGGCAATGGTAGCGGCAGGAAACTACGCAGGCGCAGCCAACGGAATGCTATCAAGCCTGTGGGCTAAGCAAACACCTAATCGCGCCAAACGTCATGCTGAGGTGATGCGCACCGGTGAGATGACTGCATATGCGGGGCTGCTATGAAACTTCGACTCGTTGACGACTGGCGGCATTGGTGGAGATGGAACTCAACAAAGGTGATTCTTGCCCTTGGCGCTCTGCCAACTATCTGGTTTGAGCTTCCACCTGAATGGAAAGCTGAAATCCCATCAAGTTGGATGCGAGTTGGTGCGATCGTCCTGATGGTTGTCGGTGTTTTATCACGAATGACCTTGCAGAAGCCACCAAAGGATAAAGGGGATGGCAAATGACTGAGCATCTCTCTTCAGGCTGGCAACTAATCTTCGGTGTAGTCGGGATTATCGCAGCTGTATTCGCTGCATGGTTCACTGGAAAGAGCAAAGGAACAACAGAGGCGAAAGCAAAGGCTGATGTTGAATCTGCAAACCAAGCCGTGAAGCAATCGCAAGCCGCCAGTGATAAGCAGTCATCAATCATTAAGGTTGCAAAAGATGCAGACCAAACGAATCAGTCTCTTTCTGATGACGCTGCTCGTGACCGCATGCGGAAATCAAAGTACCACTCCGACGATTAAGTACATCAACGTTGATTCTGCCTGCACAGCATTTGGTCCGATTATCACGCACGGCAAAGACCCTGATGTGATGGATGCAAGGACTGTGAAGGCTATCAACGCCCACAACGATAAGTGGGACTCATTATGCGAAAAAGAGAGCGTGAAATAACACTGATCTACGGAATGTTACTCATACGCGATGACATTCTTAACCATCCGCTTCCAAAGCACTCAGCCAAAGACAGATTAATCACCTTCGTGCATTACGCATTTGCATTCGCATCTGTCATCACAATGGCAGCCGCATCAATCATCGTGATTTTATCGTTCATCCATACCACTGGATAACAACCAACGGAGCCAACAATGGCAGACATTACCCAAATGACAGATGCACAGAAGCTGAAGCTCGAAGTCTACCGACTGGTTATGAATGACTCGGCCGCTACTGAAAAGGCCATTGAGTTTATTGCAGGTAGTGAGCTGAACTTTGAGCTGTTCAAAGATGCATATGCCAAAACATTAAATGAGCCAACTGCGCTAGCTAAAACTGATAAGGCAATCCGCGAAGCCAAAGAAGTACTAGACCTGTTCACTACTGGAGCATGAAATGCCACTCAAGAAAGGTAAGTCGAAGAAGGTTATCGGCGAGAACATCGCTAATGAGATGAAAGCTGGTAAGCCACAAGACCAGGCAGTAGCAATTGCACTGAGTAAAGCTGGTAAAGGTAAGAAGAAAGCCAAGAAGTAACTATTACCTCAATACATGGAGGGCATCATGCCAATCTATGAGGGAGTAGCAATAACTGGCACATTAAGCGTCAGGAGAAAGTCAGAGTTAACCTTCAACGGATTAAGCCTGGCGATTGGCACTACGGCTGTAAACCTGATTACAACACTAAAAGCACTAACCCCTGCATCTGGTAGTTTTGCACCGTTCTTCAATACCACGACAAACAAATTTAATGTGTTCAATGTCAATGCGACATGCACATTCAAAATCAACCTTATCGGTTCGTGGGGTGGCGGAACTGGAAACAGAAGCATGACGGTAGATTTTACATCCACTACCGGTAACACCCTCGTAGCTTCTCGTGACCAGGCGGTAACCACTGACATTGTATCGCTTCCAACCTTCTTCAGTGTCGACAAAGACGGCAATCTGGCAACCAATGGAAGCGATATAACCATCAAGTCAAATGGTGGAACATTCACCGCAACGACAATCCTGCTCATCGCTGAGCAAATGGTTCCTCAGGGGTGAGATATGACTGTACTGACGCAAACTATTCTTATCGGATCGTCATGGGTGCAGATAGCAGACGGTACGACAACAAAAACCGTTCAGGTTAAGTCAGGCGCCATTAATGTCGTAAACGCTGACGCATCACCTGCAGCAACATTCTCTGGCGGACATCAAATCTCTTCTGGTGATAACTGGTTCACTGTTACGTCACCAACTCAGTTATGGGCTCGTAGCGCATCCACATCTGGTGACATTGCAGAAGTCATCATCACATAAGGAATCATCATGGCAATCACAGCTATTCAGGCAGCTACGGCTGGCTCTATATCAAATCTGGTTACGGTGGTTAAAGGTCATATCGCTGCATCCCAATACCCAAATGGCGGCATAAAAGGTGTTCAAGCTACTACCAGCAAAGTTGAATACTTCCAGCAGGTAGCAACAGGCGGTACAGCTGTAACTGATTACGACATCGTGACAAGTCGGGATCGTGCTGACTTCACCACTAAATGCAACGCAAAGATTACTGCAGGCTTCCTTCCTATCGGTGACCTGTGCGTCATTCAGATGGGACCAGGTCGAACAGTAGAATACGCGCAAGCATTCACTAAGGCTTAATGAAATATGGGCGAAGAAAATAAAATTGGTCGCCCATCAGATTACACAGAAGAGTTAGCGGAAAGCATCTGCCTGAGACTGGCGGAGGGTGAATCGCTGCGCTCCGTCTGTCGTGATGATGGGATTCCATGCAAGCAAACAGTGTTGAGATGGATTAGCCGAATCCCTGAGTTTCGCGCCCAATACGTGCGTGCGAAGGAGGAGGGCGCCGAGGCTATCGCTGAAGAGCTATTCGATATTGCTGATGACGGCAGTAACGACTGGATGGAAAAGCTAGATAAGGATGGCGAGGCTGTCGGATATCAGCTTAATGGCGAGCATGTTCAGCGTTCTAAGCTGCGCATCGATACACGCAAATGGTATCTGTCGAAGATTATGCCTAAGAAGTATGGCGACAGAATCCAGCATGACCAGACGATCACAATGGCTGACCGTTCAGACGATGAATTAGATAAACGAATAAGGGAGCTGATGAATGGACAAGCTGCCTCTACTGAACGGGATGACGAAGAGTCAGAAGATTGAGCTCATCCAGCTCATTGAAGAAAAACAACGCCGCGAGAACGTTTATCGATACAAACGCTTCTACAAATCCCGCTATCCATGGCAAAAGAAGTTCATCGCAGCAACATCGCAATTCACTCAGGTTGCATTGATCGCAGCTAACCGTACTGGCAAGACAGATACCGGAACAGGCATTGACGCCATCCACGCAATGGGTGATTACCCTGAAGGGTGGGATGGTCATAAGTTCGACCATGCTCCGCTAATCTGGTGCCTTGGCTATTCAGGTGAGAAATGCCGCGACCTGTTGCAGACGCCCATTCTTGGTCGCCGCACAGATAACGGCTGGGATGGTGGATTAATACCATGCGAGCTTATTGTCGATACTGAGCCAATGCAGGGCACGCCAAACGCAGTTCGTTCTGCTTACATCCGGCACAAGTCAGGTCAGCTATCAAAGATTCAGTTCTGGTCATACTCGCAAGGACAGCATGCTCTGATGGGCGATGCCGTTGACTGGTTCCATATCGATGAAGAGCCAAAGGACGCGACGATTTATCCGCAGGTGCTGACTCGAACAGCAACTGGCGACAAGGGTAATGGTGGTCGCGGCATCCTGACGTTTACTCCAGAGAACGGTCGAACAGACCTGGTTATCGCATTCATGGATAACCCATCATCAGGCCAGCACTGCATGAATGTTGGCTGGGATGATGCTCCACACCTGAGCGAGAAGGTTAAGAAAGACCTGCTTGAGTCGTATCCACCCCACCAGAGGGATATGCGCACCAAGGGCATACCAATGCTCGGACATGGTCGTATCTATGACCTTGGAGAGGATTTCATAAAGTGCGATCCGTTCCCGATACCTGACCACTGGCTTGTCATTGATGGCATGGACTTTGGCTGGGACCACCCTCAGGCGCACGTACAGTTAGCGTGGGATATTGAGAACGAAGCGTTTTACCTAACCCGAGCTTACAAGGCTCGCCAGGTATCTCCGGCAGAAGCATACAGCGCTGTTAAGTCATGGGCTGAAAATGTGCCTACTGCATGGCCTCCTGACGGCCTACAGACGGAGAAGGGATCTGGTCTTCAGCAGAAGTCATATTACGAAGAAGCAGGCTTCCAGATGCTTCCTGAGCATGCTCAGTGGGAAGATGGGAGCAGGGCAGTTGAGCCAGGCCTATTCGAGATATACGACCTGATGCGCAGAGGTAAGTTCAGAGTGTTCTCTGGCCTGCGCGACTTCTTCGAAGAGTACAACTTCTATCACCGCGACGAGAAAGGAAAGATTGTGAAGGTGCGCGACGACATACTCGATGCTGTCCGATACGCCTACATGATGCGTCGCTATGCAATCCGCTTTGCAGACATAAAGAATCCTCCAGTTGAAGAGGATGTCTACGTTCCCTCATCCTCCGGTTGGTAAAAATGGCAGAGACATTAGAGAAAAAACATGAGCGCGTCATGCTCAGGTTTGACCGCGCCTATACGCCGCAGCAAGACGTGCGCGAAAAGTGCATTGAGGCTACGCGATTCGCTCGTGTCCCTGGCGGTCAATGGGAAGGAGCGACAGCAGCGGGAACCAAGCTTGATGACCAGTTCGAGAAGTACCCGAAGTTTGAGATTAACAAGGTAGCGACCGAGCTTAACCGCATCATCGCTGAATATCGAAACAACCGTATCACCGTTAAGTTTCGCCCGGGTGACAAAGAAGCCAGTGAAGAGTTAGCAAACAAGCTGAATGGCCTGTTTCGTGCTGACTACGAAGAGACTGACGGCGGTGAGGCCTGCGATAACGCATTCGACGACGCAGCAACGGGTGGATTTGGTTGCTTCCGCTTAACCTCGATGCTGGTCAACGAATATGACCCTATGGACGAACGTCAGCGCATCGCTATTGAGCCAATCTACGACCCGTCACGCTCAGTCTGGTTCGACCCTGATGCGAAGAAGTACGACAAGTCAGATGCTATGTGGGCGTTCTGCATGTACTCGCTCTCTCCGGAGAAGTACGAAGCCGAGTATGGTAAGACGCCTCCCGCATCGCTCGATGTGACGACAATGACCAGTTGGGAGTATGACTGGTTCGAGCCTGAAGTTGTGTACATCGCGAAATACTACGAGGTGCGCAAGGAGTCGGTAGATGTTATCAGCTATCGCCAGCCATTGACTGGTGAGATTGCAACCTACGACAGCGACCAGATTGAAGACATTCAGGATGAGTTGGCTATTGCAGGTTTCGAAGAGGTAGCGCGTCGCTCAGTTAAGCGTCGCCGTGTTTATGTCTCAGTGGTTGATGGACAGAATTTCCTTGAGAAGCCACGCCGCATCCCTGGCGAGCATATCCCGCTCATCCCGGTATATGGCAAGCGCTGGTTCATCGACGACATCGAGCGTGTAGAGGGACATATTGCCAAGGCGATGGACCCACAGCGCCTCTACAACCTTCAGGTTTCGATGCTGGCTGATACAGCAGCGCAAGACCCTGGTCAAATCCCTATCGTTGGCATGGAGCAGATACGAGGACTTGAGAAGCATTGGGAGGCTCGCAATAAGAAGCGCCCAGCATTCCTGCCATTACGTGAAGTGAAGGATAAAGCAGGAAACATCATCTCAGGTGCAACTCCAGCAGGTTACACGCAGCCAGCAGTCATGAATCAGGCTCTGGCGGCGTTGCTGCAACAGACCAGCGCGGACATTCAGGAAGTAACCGGTGGCAGCCAGGCAATGCAGCAGATGCCTAGCAACATTGCACAGGAAACGGTTAACAACCTGATGAACCGATCTGATATGGCATCGTTCATCTACCTGGACAACATGGCGAAGAGCCTGAAGCGTGCAGGTGAGGTGTGGTTGTCGATGGCTCGTGAGGTTTACGGTTCAGACAGGGAGGTTCGCGTCGTCAACGAGGATGGAACCGACGATATCGCGTTGATGAATGCGCAGGTTGTTGACCGTCAGACCGGAAGAGTTGTTGCACTCAATGACCTATCAACTGGTCGTTACGATGTCACTGTTGATGTTGGCCCAAGTTACACGGCCAGACGCGATGCAACTGTAGCCGTGCTTACCAATGTGCTTAGCACGATGCTTCCTAATGACCCAATGCGTCCTGCTATTCAGGGAATTATCCTGGATAACATTGACGGTGAAGGTCTGGATGACTTCAAAGAGTACAACCGTAACCAGTTGCTCACTTCAGGAATTGCCAAGCCCAGAAACACCAAAGAGCAGCAGATTGTTCAGCAAGCTCAGATGGCAGCTCAGAGTCAGCAAGACCCTAATGCTCTCATTGCTAAGGCTCAAATCATCGCAGCCCAGGCAGAGCAGCAGAAAGCGCAGAACGAAACAGCGCAGACTCAAATCAAGGCATTCACTGCACAACAGGATGCAATGGAGAGTCAGGCCAACACAGTCTACAAACTGGCTCAGGCCAGAAACATCAATGATAAGGCGGTCATGGAGGCCATCAGGCTTCTCAGTGACGTTGCCGAATCACAACGCCAGCAAATCCCTACATCACCACAGTCACCGGCAGACTCAATGCCGAGCTAAGCAGGAGTAATCAATGGAAAGCGAACTGATCATCGACGGTCAGGTTATTGACCTGTCTGAAAAACAGGAATCAGCCGAAGAAGTAACCACTGAGCAACCGAAACCTGAGGAGAAAGTCCAGGAATCGGAAGTGAAAGCGGAGACCGAGAGTGAGCAGACCGAAGGGCAGCCGGAAGAATACTCCCTGCGCGTCGGTGATGAAGAAATCCCACTGACGGAAGATGATGACGATCATGTTGATGGTCAACCTGCTCCTCAATGGGTGAAAGATTTACGCAAGAACAACCGCGAGAAAGATAAAGAGTTACGGGAACTGCGCCGCCAGCTTGAGCAGATTCAATCCAAGCCAGCAGAGCAGCAACCACAGCAGCAAACAGACGTTATTCCTCCAAAGCCGACTCTTGAGTCGTGCGAATACGACGAGGCAGCGTTTGAACAGGCAATGACTGACTGGCATGAGAAAAAGAGCCGTGCCGAACAGCAGAAGCAGCAACAGGAACGTCAGCAGCAGGAAAACATTCAGAAGTTCCAGCAGAGACTTCAGAAGCATCAGGAGCGAGCCACAAAACTTCCGGTTAAAGACTACCGGGAGACAGAGGAAATCGTTCGTCGAGAGCTTCCAGTAATTCAGCAGGAGATTTTGATTCATGCAGCAGACGAGGGTTCAGAGCTGATCGCCTACGCGCTCGGCAAGAATCCACAACTACGCCAGCGTGTAGCCGCTGAGACAGACCCGATTCGCGCAGCATTCATCTTAGGCCAGATTAGCAAGCAAGTAAGCCTTGCACCGAAGCCAAAGAAAGCCATCAAACCAGAGCCGGAAGTTCGCGGTGGCGGCGCTGATGCGAAACAAGACGACTTCAACAAACTCTGCCCCGGCGCAAAAATCGAATAAAGGAAACTGCTAAATGGCTACTAACAATCTCGACAGTAACGTCAGTCAAATCGTTCTGAAAAAATTCCTGCCTGGCTTCATGTCAGACCTGGTTCTTGCTAAAACCGTTGACCGCCAGTTGCTGGCAGGTGAAATCAACTCCAGCACTGGTGACAGCGTAAGCTTCAAACGTCCGCATCAGTTCGCATCTCTGCGTACCGCGACCGGTGATATCTCTGGTCAGGCGAAGAACAACCTGATCTCCGGAAAAGCAACAGGTAAAGTCGGCAACTACATCACCGTTGCCGTCGAATACGGCCAACTGGAAGAGGCTATCAAGCTGAACCAGCTGGACGAAATTCTGGCTCCAGTTCGTCAGCGCATCGTCACTGACCTGGAGACTGAGCTCGCCAAGTTCATGATGAACAACGGCGCTCTGTCGCTGGGCAGCCCGAACACCCCAATCAATAAATGGTCCGATGTTGCTCAGACTGCATCATTCCTGAAAGACCTCGGCGTTGAAGAGGGCGAAAACTATGCGGTAATGGACCCATGGTCCGCACAGCGTCTGGCTGATGCTCAGTCTGGTCTGCATGCATCTGACCAACTGGTTCGCACCGCATGGGAACAGGCTCAGATTGCCTCTAACTTCGGCGGAATTCGCGCGCTGATGTCTAACGGTCTGGCCTCACGCACTCAGGGCGCTTTCGGTGGCACTCTTACTGTATCTGCGACCCCAACCGTCACCTACAATGCGGTGAAGGATACCTACCAGTTCACCGCCACTCTGGCGGGTGCGACTGCATCTATCACTGGCTTCCTGAAAGCTGGTGACCAGATTAAGTTCACGAACACTTACTGGCTGCAGCAGCAGAGCAAGCAGGCACTGTATAACGGCTCTACGCCGATTAGCTTCACTGCAACTGTACTGGCCGACGCCAACTCAACTGCAGGTGGCCTGGTGACTGTAACGCTGTCTGGTGTGCCTATTTACGACACCACCAACCCACAGTACAACGCAGTCAGCCGCGCTGTGACTGCAGGTGATGCTGTTACCGTAATTGGTACCGCAAGCCAGACCATGAAGCCGAATCTGTTCTACAACAAATTCTTCTGCGGTCTCGGCACTATTCCTCTGCCAAAACTGAACAGCATCGACTCAGCAGTCGCCACCTACGAAGGCTTCTCTATCCGCGTGCACAAATACGCAGATGGTGATGCCAACGTGCAGAAAATGCGTTTCGACCTGCTGCCAGCCTACGTGTGCTTTAACCCGCACATGGGCGGCCAGTTCTTCGGAAACCCATAACATCAAGGGGCTTCGGCCCCTTTCTTTTTGAGGAGACGATATGGATCGCATGAGCGTATTCCTTACCGCCGATAACGAAGCCGGCCATGTTCAGGCTGTTATCGTAGAGAAAGACTTCCCGATTTACGAAAAGCTAGGCTTTGTTGCGTCAGTCGATGACCTGAAGCCAGTAACCAAACGCGGACGTAAGGCGGCAGACAATGGCGACGACTCTAACAAAGGGTGACATCGTACTCTTTGCACTGCGTAAGCCAGCGATTGCATCTAACGCCACTCTGACTGATGTAGAACCTCAGTCTGTCGAGGACGCCATTCAGGACCTCGAAAATATGATGTACGAGTGGCAGATTAATCCTGGTGAAATTGGATACCTGTTCGCGGCGGATGGTGAGGAACCGTTGCCGGACGATGACTCCGGACTGCCGCGCAAATATATGCAGGCTGTTGGCTATCAGCTAATGCTGCGCATTCTCTCAGACTACAACCTTGAGCCATCATCAAGCGTTCTGACAAACGCACAGCGCTCTTATGACGCGCTCCTGACAGATACCCTTGTTGTTCCATCAATGCGTCGTCGTGGTGACTTCCCTGTTGGTCAGGGTAACAAGTATGACGTGTTCACATCAGACCGTTATTACCCTGGCGACCTGCCACCTATTGACGGTGATGTGCCAAATCCATAGGTGAGTAAATGCCGATTCAGCAATTGCCATTAATGAAAGGAGTCGGCAAGGACTTCAGGAACGCCGACTATATCGACTATCTGCCTGTTAACATGCTGGCAGTGCCAAAAGAAGTCCTGAATTCGAATGGCTACCTGCGCTCATTCCCTGGAATCGTAAAAACAGCTGATGTTGATGGCTCATCAATGGGAGCGATTTACAACGCAAATCAGGGCGCTGTGTATCGCGTAATGGGAAGGAAGTTATACCGTGGTGACTCTGTGGTTTCCGAGCTATCGGTAACGGGTCGCGTAAGCATGGCATACAGCTACAATAGCCATGCTGTAGGCACTAATGGAACCTATACCCTGTTCAGGTACAACGGAGAAGTTAAAGCCCTCAGTAACTGGCCTGTTGATTCTGGTTACGTTCAGTATGACCTTGGCTATCTGCGAGACATGTGTCGAAACAGATCGCGCTACATCTGGTCGAAAGAAGGGACGGATTCATTCTTTATCAGCGACCTTGAGGATGAGTCAAAGCCAGACAGATACAGCGCAGAGTACCGGGCAGAAAGCCAGCCAGATGGAATTATTGGCATCGATAACTGGCGCGATTATGTAGTTTGCTTCGGCACATCGACCATTGAGTATTTCGACCTGACAGGAAATGCATCTGCACCAGGCGTGGCTCTTTACCATACTCAGCCATCTATGATGGTTCAGAAGGGAATTGCCGGGACATACTGCAAAACAAAATTCGCAGACACTCATGCATTTATCAGTAACCCAGCAACCGGCGCTCCTTCTATCTACATCATCAACTCCGGTGCAGCAGTGAAGATAGCAACCTCTACCGTGGAGAAGATTCTTCAGTCACATACCAGTGATGAGCTAGCACAGGGCGTTATGGAGGTTATCAGATTCGAAGGTCACGAACTGTTGCTTGTTCACCTTAACAGATGTGTTCTTGTCTACGACGCTGCAGTAACCACTGCTGGGCAGCAATGGTCAATTCTGAAAAGTGGTCTTGATGATGATGTCTATAGCGCCATTGACCTCGTGTACGAAGGAAACATAATCACCTGCGGCGATAAAACAAGACCTCTTAAAGGCCAGCTTAACACCGCAATTTCCAGCCAGTATGGAGAGCACCAGGAGCATCTTCTTTTCACTCCGCTCTTCAAAGCTGACAACGCGCGAGTTTTCGACTTTGAGCTTGAATCAAGCACCGGCGTCGAGCAGATAGCAGAGCGCATGTTTATCTCCGCCACGACAGACGGAATCATGTACGGAAGAGAGCAGATGATTCCGTGGAACGCGCCGTTCAGGTATGACAAGAGAGCAATCTGGAAGCGTATAGGTCGTATTCGTAAAAACCTGGGCTTTAAAATCCGCATTGTTACGTCATCTCCTGTGACGCTAAGCGGCTGCCAGGTGAGGATTGAATAATGGCAGAACCACAAAAAGTAACTGTCATCCCCAACAGGCTTGACTCTTCATCGTTGCCTGAAGGACTGACAAACGCATATTACCTTTACCTTATGCGTCAGTCGTCAAATATTCAGAACATTGCAAACGCATCAAATAACGCAAACGATCTGGCTTATCAGGCAACAATCAAGAATAACGAGCAGGACATCACCCTTGCTCAGCACGATTCTGATATCAATCAGTTAACCATTGAAGTTGATGATCACGAATTACGGATAACAGCCAACTCAACAGCTATTTCTACTCTTACGGTAAGAGTGACAAGTGCCGAGGGTAATATATCTACAATTCAGACGAACCTTACCAACCTGACGACCAGGGTTACTAATGCTGAATCTGCAATAACTTCCCTCCAGGCTGATTATGTTTCAAAGACAACCACATCACCTCAATCCCTCGCATCAACTTTAAACGTAGCCACTTCATATTCAGTCAATGGTACGAAGGTTGTTGGAGCTCGCGTAACTGGATGGACTGCTTCCACAGGGAGCCCAAGAAAGACAGGCTTCTTTGCAGACCAGACCTATACGGTGAGTGCCACATACAGCCAGACGGAAGTATCTAACATCGCAACAGGATTAACTCAGGTGCGACAGGTAGCTAAGGCTCTTGAAGATGCTATGCGAAGTCACGGACTAATAAACTAATGCAAATAAAGCTCATCGATAACCCGGTGAAGCTTGCAGAATTCCTTAACGACCCAGAAAACACAGGAAACATCGTAGATAGCGGTGGCACTTACTTCATCAAGCCTGATGCAGTGTATGTCGGCATCTACGAAGGTGTCCTGCTTGCTGGCGTGCATGAGGTCAGAAACTTCTGGCATAGCGTAGTGGAATGCCACTGCATCTATTCTCCTGGATTCCGTGGTGAATACGCACTGCAAGGCCACCGTTTATTCTGCAAATGGCTTCTCGAAAACTCACCCTTCCTGAACAGCATCACTATGGTTCCGGACACCACAAAATATGGACGATCTTTCATCGTCATGCTTGGGGCAAACAGAATCGGGCACATGGATGATGCGTATATAAGCAACGGAAAGCCTGTTGGCGTCACTCTCTATCAATTACCGCGCAAGAAATATGAGGAGCTATTAAATGCTAATTCATCAGATTGCCCATAAGCACCTCAGCAAAGCCGTATATCAAAAAGGTGGAGATGGTGGGGCCGGCGCTCAGGCTGAGGCAACCAAGAAGGGCGTACAGTTACAGCGCGAGATGTGGCAAACGAATATGCAGAATCTTGCACCGTTCACGCCACTTGCGCAGCAGTACGTTTCACAGTTGCAAAACCTGTCATCACTGCAAGGGCAGGGTCAGGCACTTAACGATTATTACAACTCTCAGCAGTACAAAGACCTCGCTAACCAGGCACGATATCAGTCTCTTACTGCGGCAGAGGCAACGGGTGGTCTTGGCTCAACAGCAACGAGTAATCAGCTGGCGACTATCGCGCCAACATTAGGGCAAAGCTGGCTGTCAGGGCAGATGAATAACTATCAGAACCTGGCGAATATCGGTCTTGGTGCGTTAACAGGACAGGCAACAGCAGGGCAGAACTACGCCAACAACGTGGGGCAGCTTTATCAGCAACAGGCAAACGCTGCAGCCGCAGGTGCAAACAGACCTTCTGGTACGCAGCAATTTATTTCAGGCGCAGCAACTGGTGCGGCAACTGGTGCAGCAATTGGTAGTGTCGTTCCGGTTATCGGGACAGGCATCGGTGCGCTAGCAGGCGGCATTATTGGCGGCGCTTCAACAATGTTCTGAGGTGAAAGATGGCAACGTGGCAACAGGGTAATGCAGGCGGATTACTTGCTGGTCTTGGTTCTGCAAATGTTAACGCGCCTCAGGCTAATGATGCAAATGCTGCTCTTGCCTACATCAGGCAGAACAATGAGGACTTACGTACAGGCCGTGACAATATTGGCCTTCAGGCTCTTCAGGGTGCCAGCTCTGCTTTAGATGCTTACAAGAAACAGGAACAGATTCAGCGCCAGAAAGAATTTCAGCAGGCTTATGGACAAGCGTATGCATCAGGCGATCGCAATGCCATGCGACAACTTGCCGCTCAATATCCTGATCAGGTAGATGCTGTGCGCAATGGAATGAAGTTTGTCGATGAAGACCAGCGCAATACCGTAGGTAATCTTGCCGCAGCTGCACGCCTCGCCGCGACCTCACCAGAAGCTATGGGAGCATGGCTGCAGAACAACGCTGCCGACCTGCAGAGGGTGGGGCTTGACCCGCAAGAAGTAGCGCAGACATACCAGCAGAATCCGCAGCAATTTGGTGAGTTTGTTGATCACCTCGGAATGGCTGCACTCGGACCGGTTGATTACTTCAACGCTAAGGACAAGATTGTTGGTCAGGCGCTCAATAGAGATAAGCTAAATGAGACTATCCGAAGCAATCAAGCATCAGAGGCTAATACGGTTAGAGGGCAGAATATCACAGCTCGCGGACAGGATATATCAGCCGCAACAGCACGAAGAGGTCAGGATATGGCCATGGAGAGGGCCAATGCCAAAACCGTTAATGGCGCTGGAAATCGTCAGGTACAGCTAGCAGATGGGCGCACAGTTAATGTAGGCGGCAAATTGCATGGTGCCGGGGCTAATGCGTTTTATGAAGGTATAGATGATAACGGGAACATGGTTCGCGTTCCGGCAAGTGCTATTGCTGCACCTCCAACATCTGCTGCTAGCGCTCAAAACTACGCAATGGCCAAGGATATAAATGCCATTCTGGATGCTCCGAAAGAAAATCTTGGATTCATGACTGGCATGACTGGTGGAAACGGCTCACCTTCATGGGATGCTGAGGCGCGTAGTAGGTGGAATGGTGGAGAGCAGAGACAGTTATTCAATGCCACCAAACGCATTCAGGGTAAGATGCAGAACCAGGGGATAGCCGCAGCGAGGGATATGGGTGCATCAGGCATCAATACCGTCGCAGAAGCGAAGATGTATTTCCAGGGCATGCCTCAGGTCGATTA